TCAGGGACATCAACAGCACAGTTAGACCAATCATCATTCCATTGTGGGACTTGTACCCATAATGTGACAGCTAGGAGTGCATTAAGGATTAGCGGCATTTTTCAATGTAGTGAGGAGATGCATGTTACCTTTAAAATATCCTGCGACAATAATGGATATACTAAACAAGAAGCAGGCAACTAAGGAGAGTACAAGAGGGATAGTTGGATTACTTACCTGTGTACTGGTAGCATTTGTATTCGTGTTTGTATCTGTCGATGTACTTTTGGGCGTGTTCGATACAGGTAAACCAACATCGTTTTGATTCTGTGATGTCATGAAGAAAGATAGGGAATGTCTCAATATGTGGGAAGAACTCGATCTTTCTCGAATTCATGACCTTAAGGGGCGTATTGTCTGATTGCTTCCGCTTTGATCGCGAACCAACTGCCTTGCGCTTCTGGACTGTGGTAGTATTGCCCGAAGGTTTCTTTTGCTGTTTCTTCGATGTAGTTGTCGTACTTTTGGTCGAAGTCTTTGTACTCTTTGCCTTCGCTTTGGGAGTTGTAGTAAGTTTCTGTTGGTTCTTCTTTAGTGCTGCTTGTGTTCGTGATGATGATGCCTTTGTCGTCGATTTTCCAGTCGATTGTGTCACCTTCTTTCCATCCGAGTTCTTTGATGAGTTCTTCGGGGATTTCGATGAAGTAGTCTTCCGTGTCGGCATACTGTTGTACGGTAGTGGTGAACTTATTTGACATAATTATTCTCTTTCAACCACTTGTATGTAAGAGGAGTCGGTTCATAATCTGTCCACATTGTACCAGCAGCGCAGGATTGAAGTGCTTTCATGGTCATGCCTTCAGTTCTACCTGCCCATTGCGCTTCTGCTTCCCAAGGTACAGCAGACTCAGGGTATGTGCGCTCTGCCATGACACGCCAGATCATAGGAACTTCCTCTTCTGGTTTGATAATAGCAATCAAACTGTTATCAATGGTGCCTGCCATACAATCTTGTGCAGCGTGCCATCCCTCATGTCGCATCAGTTGCATCAAGATGTGTGGTTCATTCATGTATCTCTTATTGAGATATACATTGTTACTCACAGTATGATACACACCACGATGCATGATGGGGAAGTATCGTTGATCAGCAAGGAATACTTTGATTCCAATCTGATTCATTGCCATCAGCATAGTATTAAACTCTGCTGCCATTGGTGTGAATTCTTCAGTGTTATCATACTGTGAACTGATGTCCAACAATGAGAACACCTCATCTACATCGTTCTTACATTCACGCACTAACATACAACCCATGGAATCCATGCTGTTGTATCCTTTGGTGATCTTGTCTTCACCTGCTTGCACACTAATACCATGTGCCATGCCAAACATTAGTCCAGCTAAAATTGCATTACGTAATTTCATTTACTTCTCCACGATACGCATGTTCCATGAGATACTAATTCTATCCTCCTTTGTATTGTTTGTCATCACTCGATGGAGGATATTTGAGGGAAAGATGACAGTAACGCCTTCTTCAGGCGGAAACCACAATGAATGAGAGCATTTAGTTTGATCTTTGAGATCATGCTCCATTGTGTTGATCATGTGGAACTGAGAGAAATGATTTGGATTCTCAATCTCTAAGTCACCACACTCACCATCAGGTACTTTGACATAGAATACAGCAGCAAGATCTGCTCCTGGGTGTGTATGTCGATCATTACATGCTCCTGGTTGATTTATGTTGTACCATAAATTACCAATCTGACATGTCCAGTCTGCTGTTAGAAATTGCTCCATCGACTCATTGATATTAGAGAAGATGTGCTTAGCAAACTTTGGTGGTAGTGACACTGATGGTGATTGCCATCCACCGTTGTTACTCTTGAGCACAGTGTTCTTGGTCTCCCTGACACTGTAGATGTGCTCAATTAGATCATCACGAAACTTGTGGTAATATGGCAAGTCAAATGTGATGATGGGCGAGGGAAATGCACACAGGCAGTCAATACTCATTTAGATAATCTCCTGATCTGATTGATCTCAAATAGAATAAGTTCTGCCTGTGAGTAGTCCTCTCTGTTCTTAGCATCGATGTATGCTAGGACCAGTGACCTGACACTTTCATCAACCTTCTGATCTTTCGATGAATAACTCTTGGAGTTCATGTTCGTTGAAGAAAGCAGTTGGTTCGTTATCTAGTTGATCAGGATCCATCCACTCGAAGAACTCATCAGCAAGTGCTAGTGCCTCATCGATGTTATCATTTTCCATGTGATAACGGAAACGCTCTACAATATATTCGTAGATTGTGTCACGTTGCTCAGAAAGGCGCTCAACGGTGCTGCTGTCGTCAGTGATGTTGAAGTTGTTCATAGTTTGTTGGCGAACAGGATGTTTTGCATGTGATCGTACTGGATGAATTCTACATCATCAGGGAGCAGAGATACTGCTGCTGCCGCAAAGTCGTTAGGAAACTTCTTGAACAAGCGCCAGAACTTCTGAACACCATCATAATCTAGATCTTCGTGCGGAAGGATGCGGATCTCCCACTTACCACGAGTGTATCTGTTGGGATATGGGTTGATAAACTCGCAGATGTGCTCTTGTAGCATGTTCATTTGACAAATACCGTGGAGGGTGAATAGGTTTGGAGGAAATCATATGCTGCTTTGTACATTTTGTACTCTTCAGGGAGCATATCTTCCCAATCAACAGTGTCACCTGCTGTCCAATCAATCGTACCGTCCTCTTCATCAACGAGATAAGATACGGGTGATCCGTTCTCAAGCATGATTGCCTCTCCGTTGATGACGACATACATGAGCTCGTGGTCCATGGTTCTCCTAGAATGCGGGTGAATGTAGTGTACTATGTATGGGTGCGGGTGTCAACCCGTGTAGTATGCATTCTTGTAGAGATAACCGCCAGACCAGTCGCACTTCTCAAGCACAAACTCACGCTCAGTAATGATACGGAGGTCGAAGCGTGGTTCTTTCACTGGTGCTTTGAATGATGCTGCTTTGTGCAGTTCACCAGTCTTGATGTTCACGAAGCAATGAACACTACGGGAACCACTCTCAGTCTCCATGATAACCTTGTGATACTTGCGACCAGTCTCAATGTAGAACTTATAGAGACAATCGCCACGCTCAATAGACTCAAGACGCTTTGCCTTGTACTCAGGATCAGTGCTGTTGAAGAAGTTGGCGCGACGGATGCTATCCATTTTGAAGTCGAGCACGAGTGCCTCACAGAGCATCTCAGTCCACAGTTTCACATTGTCAGTGATCTGCTGGCGAGCGTCAGCGGTGGCACAGTAGTCAGCGAAGGTGGTGGTCATGTCGTTGTCTGAACTGTGTTCAGTATAGGGTGAAATGGACGGTTGTGGTGCAGTTGGTGGACAGTCCGTAGACTGGTCAGAAGACATTGGTGTAACGCTCGTGCTGTACCTTGGTGATGCGACCTTCTGCCAGCATGTTGTCACAAACATGGCAGAACACTTGGAACTTCTCAACCTTGGTCAGGGCAGTGCCTTCGCAGCACTCACGGATGGTCTTGACGATGGTTGCCTTGAGCATTGGTCCGTTGCGTTGATGAACTTAGTATAGGGTAGATCAGGCGTTGCGGATCTCACCACCGACCACTACGTCAGCTGGCACACGAGAGATGGTGTAGCGACGGATCTGACCCTCAAACTGACGCCATGCCTCAACAGTCTCGTTCACGATGCGGTTGTGCTGACGATCCATGCCCTTAGCAGTGGTACACTTGCCACACTTGCGGAAGTACACGATGGGGTGCTGGGGAGCGTCAACAGTGTCGATCTCGATCTTGTAGAAGGAGTGCTTGACGACTTGGACGGTCATGTGGTGTCCCTTGGTTGATGAACTTAGTATAGCGGGTCAGGCGTGACCAATGTGCAGCATACGGTGCAGTTCATCAACTGTCACCTCCATCTGTGCTGCTGCCTCCTCATCCCACATACGATTGTTTGCTTCACATTGCATGATGAACATGGGATCTTCACACATCTGTTCGACGAGTTGTTCAAAGGTCAAAGAGTCATTCATGATTTAATTGGGATTCAAGGTGATTGTACAGGTCAGATGCATTGACCTTATGATGATAAGAATACTGTTCAGTGTGACCCAAAGGACACCCCATCATCATATCCATCAAAAATCGGATCTGAGGGGGCGTCAAGGGCACATCAGTGGGTTGGGTGGTCATGACAATAAAAAAGGCATTGTAGACCCTTCTAGGTGCCTCTCAGCACATTACAGGGGCATAGTCGTTACCATTGTAGCAGTGGAGGTTGAAATCTGTCACCTCAGCACCATTAGCGATCAGGTTGTTGATAGAGTAGACAGCATCGGTCTTGACAACCGTGGAGAACGTGGTCATCTCGCTTTCAGCACCAGGGTGCCAGATCACACGCTTGACGAACCGCTTAGCAGAAGGAGTGCAGGGATAGAAGTCAACTTGAGTGGCAGAGTTGATGAGTTGCATGAGGGTGTTCCCTTGACGACTTCTATAATATACGCCATGCGGAGGTCACGCGGACAGTTTAGTGGACACTCCGTCAACTGTCTCCATAGATGGGAATGATGTCAGTGCGACAGTGCTGCGTTTTGTTGATATGCTGCTCCCATAGTGCGGCGTCTTCCAAATTGTAAAAGATCGCTTCTTGGCGGGCAGTGCCCTTCTTCTTGTTCCTCATCCAAACAACTGCGTACTTCATGATAATACTGAGGGTAAACAACGATGTTAACATAATGACGACCCCATCGTGAGTTTGCTGACTCAGGCAATGGGATGTCCATGAAGCAAATAGTAATGTAGTATTCGCTTATGAAAGAAATATAACCTGTGATCTCACCATATGTCACAGGTTGGAGCAACTCAAAGTCAGTCGGTTTCATCGAAAGCTTTCCGATCCTTGTTCTCAGGTTTAGGGAGACGGAACATCTCTTTGAGATCATTCAACTCAGTTAGTTGTCTTTGCAAATCGTCAATTTGACGTTGTAGGATTTGGAAATTTGTGTCGTTGTTATTCTGCATCATCAAGATGTTCTTGATGGCATCTTTGAATTCTTCTTCTGTCATTGTAATCAGAATCGCTTAGGTAATTTATCGTACTGCCATTTCTTGACAAGTTTAGGATCATCAATGAATGGGTCAATCTCTCGGTTGCCCATCATCAAATCATGCAAACTACGAGCACGACAATATGCTTTCTCATGATATTGTATCACATCATCGATGCAAGATAGCATCTCTTCATACGCTCGTCTGCTTGATACTTTATCATCGCTCAGGTAATCGTCGATAGCATCTTGCATACGATCTTTGCGTTGCTCTTCATAGGTCTTGTCAATTCCATTGAGTGGTGATGTCATGAGTAAAATTCTTCGTTGCGACGACGGTCAAGATAGGCGATAATTTCACCACGCCACTCTAGCAGTTCATGATAACAGCACTGCTCATGAGCATCTTGGCGCAGCTCATGGTCTGGTTTCAGTACACTCTCGTAAAAGATGTAGAATGCATCCTTACGTTTTTCGTGTTTGGTTCGGTCTGTCCAGTCCATGTAATCCTCGTTTGGTCCTATGTATTTTAGATGGTTTGCCCAGGAAATCTGTATTTCCTCATACTTTCTTCATGTTTCATGGCGAGAACATGAGGTGAGATCTCTCATAGTGACAAATGATATCAAATGACACAATGATACGATTCTTGACACATGGTTGAGCGTAATGCTGGAGGAAAGAGGGAAATATCATAACATATCCCTCACCAACCTCATCCATTGTCTTGGTTTGATCCATGAACCCTGTGTTTGGTGCTTCACCATATTGTGCAAGGAATGTGGTAGTGTTTGGTTCTTCTAAATTCAGCAAATAAATGCCAGACCAGTCACCACGACTATGCTTATGAACCCGAGTCTTTCCTCCAGGTTGATAGTTATTCCACCAGAGTGAATCAATCTCAAGTTGCAGTGGTTCATCAAATCCTTTCTCAGCAATCATTTGCTGTACTGGATTGTATACAATATCAGCAAGCATCTCTTGATTGATGTATGGATACATCTGATGATAGTATGTTGTGATAGATCCATCAACAGTGACTGTATTGCTATCATTTTCAGATAACTTACTGATGATAGGCATCAATGTGTCCTTGATTGTTTGATGATTGTTGACTTCTGTCCAATATACAAATGGACTATCAAACTCATACATCATACTGGTGGACCTCCAGGACCCCAACCATCATTCTCAGGAACTACATCATCATCGTCCACTTGATCAACTGACGCAATGTCACATACTGGCACCTCATGCTCACCACCAATCAAATACCATGGCATAACAACACCATGATATTCTGGGTGTGCCTTAAAGTCTTCAGGGTAGACACGATCACCCACATACTTTAGTTCGCTTTCGGGAATATCGTTGTCGCGTAACATTGCTTGTATCTGCAAGTGTGTCAACTCGTACTGCGTTGGAACTTTCATTAGATCTCCATTCACGTCTCATTTGTTGGTAGGTTTGATCATAGGCAGCCAAGTCTCTAACTTTTTTAAATACCGCAGCAGCCTTGGACTTTTCATTGGTTCGCCAATCTTTCTCCTGGGGTCTGGTGTCACCAGAAACTTCATCGTACTTCCGTCCACTGGCATGATTAGCATACCTACGGGCTCTCGTAAAACCCATCTCCAGGAATTTCCTTGCCATGTCCATACCAATGAAGTCTCCTTTGGCTTTAAATCCAAGGAACATTTGGTATATCGTAGCAGAAGAGTTGCGAGCAGTAGCTTCATCTACAAATCTCCAATGAGCGCAAATATCGTTAGTGTAAGGGCGTACCAATAGCACTCCTTGTTCTCCCCTTCCAATGCGATAAAGTTTGCGAGTCTCTGGATCTGTGAAGTCAAGTTCCTCATAGGGGAGTTCATAACAAAATTCAAGCATGGTGGATTGCTCGCTGACGCTATCCTATCACACTGTCAAGGGGGTGTCAACGCCATCTAGGACCGACTACCCATCCCACGATCGATTTCCTTGTGCCAGACTTGACTTTACGGACTCTGTGCAGTACCCTGCTGTCAAATATAATTAACTGACCGCGTTGCTTTGGTCCTTCTCTCAACAACCCAGCGTCAAGAAACTGTAGTTCTCCACCCTCATACTCATCTGGATGTGATAACTGCAGAGAGAATGATAGTTTCCTAGTATACTCACACTGTTGTTGGACATGTTTATCTAACTCAGAGTATTTTGAACTAGGTTTAACCTTTGGTGTGTATTGTGTGTATAAGTGTTGATCTGGGTGCCAACTATAAAACTGTCCCTCTTCATACACGGTATACTGAAGGTTTTCGCCATCATAACATGTGATGTCATACAAAAAGTTTTGACGATTTGCTTTCATCACATAATACCATATAAATGCTCCTATCCAAGAGTCATCAGTATTAAAATAAGCACAGTAAGAGTTCCTCCTGCTAGGCATGTTACCGTCTTTGAGAGTATCAGGACGATGAACCTTCGCAGATTGCAATGATAGATTATCTGTATCTTTTATAATACGATCTATAATATCATCAGGTAACTTAGTAGTATATTCAAAGATCGTATTTGCCATTAGATGTCTTCATATTCATGTACACATACACTATCAAGTTCTCTCTTTACGATAGTGTTTCCATCCCAAAGGAATTTCAACATAGTCTGTTGCATTCTAGGAGATGAAGTGAGAATGAAATCATGCTCATCCTGAGTAATTACCTCATCACTCAATAGTTGTGCATACAATTCTGTCTTTTGTTTTCTATAATATACCTCATCTCTACCAGCATATACATCATGAGATGCAATCTGGATAGGAACTCCATCAATAACAGAGAGTGAGAATTTAGAACTATCAGTTAGATCAAACCAATACTTACATGGGAAGATGCCTCTGTGACTAATAACAGATGATCTGATCTTCTCAAAGTCATCTCTATTAGCAAATTCACTTACAGTTGGTAAATCTTTAGTTTGAATCTTTACACCAAAGTATTTGATGTTACCATCAGCAGTAAAGTATACAGAGTGAACAACAATAGGCACACCTCTTTCTCTAAGAGACTTTAATTCTGCTGGTTCATCACCATACAAACCATCAAATGGTTCAAATCCAATATATGGAATGTTGTTAAGAGTGATCTCATATCCATAGAGTTCAGTACCATCAACTGTGGTATACGTTTTCAGTCCAGCAAACTGCTTACCAGGATCTGTAAATTTTGATTCAAATATCTTTAATGAATCTACACATGCATTATCTACGAAAGGAGATGCAATGGTTGCATATTTGTATGGAATCATCTTAGCATAAGAGATTTTCTCTTCTGTGCCAAGATCAAATATATTTGTTCCTTTGAAGTGATCTCTCATTTTAATCTTAGTTTCCAAGCGATAGTTTTTCTTAATCCACCAAATGTTCTGGCAGGTTCTTCAGAAAAATGCGGGATAACTCCTGGGAAATATACCGCCTTATTCAATTCTGGGTATACAAATTCAGGACCTTGATCAAATAAGAATGTTGTCTTACCATTCCATCTCACATCCCATGCTGTATTAGCATATAATAGAAAAGTTCTACCATATTCATCATAATCATCCTGATGTGGTTGACCTCCTAGACCATATGTTGTTCCGTTGGCATAACAAGTTGTAACTTGGAGTTCGTCACCAGTTAATTCCTGTATTTTATTTAGAAGATCTTCAGTAAAGAACTTATTATCATGCAGTGACATGCTCCAGAATGGAGGAGTATTGTGTATAGTGCTACTGATATGTCCATATCTCCACATTGGTCTCTCTAGATACCTTGACATAGTTTCCAGTTCTTCAACCGAAAACACTGGTTTGTATATCTTTAAAGCATCAGCAGTGAAGAACGTATTCTTTACCAATTCAGAATTGTGCATAATTTCTAATCAAACGATAACGAGTCTTCTCTAGTTCACCAATAAAAGGGTAGAGTCCTTCACCATTTCTAAGGAGCGTATCTGCATATTCTACCAGAGTTTCTCTAATTCTGCTATCACTGATAATAGATTCTAACCAGAACACACAAACTCTACGCTCACCAGATGTGACTGGGTTAATTTTATGCATCAACCCAGTAGGATAAATGACTGCTTGTCCTGGTTCCAGTTTATATTCAGTATCCATATTACCATATCTGAATACCAACTCACCACCTTCATACTCATCAGGTGAGTTTAGAAAGATTGAAATACTATAATCTGTTCGTAGTTCATTTATTTGATAAAAGTCATTGTGAAATGCGTAGTGCATTCCCTCCTTGTAACGCAAAAACCTAGGGAAAGTAGTTGCCCTAGGTAAAAACATATAATTGAACTTTTCGTTCTTTTTGATTGCACTGTCAACATATTGAATCAAAGATCCTTCATGAGTGCTATCACGAAGTTCCTCATTCCATTTACCATTTTTATTACTTGATCCAGATACAGAACCGTCTACAAATAAACAAAATTCATAAAAATCATTAATAGCATTCACATGCATTCTCTCAAGGAGATCAATAATATAGACCATGATGTATTATACGTAGTTGTTGTTATCTGTTTCGCTAGTAGATGGGTTGTTTTGTTCTTCTGGTGTGAGAGCAGTCTCTGGTTTGACTAATGTCTTATCTAATGCAGGGAAGTAATTGAATAATTCCAATTCAGTCATTAATTCATATGCCTTTTCTGTTACCACAATATCTTCTTGAATGTAGTTGTTAACAAAATCAGAGATATTCATAATATTCTTAGCAACAAAGTCTGTAGAGACATTAAAGTCTAGTTTATCAAATTGATCGTCAGTTGTCAAGTATTCTACATCTCTATTAGGATACTTTTCAACATATTTGTTGGGATCCATAGGATACTTTGTCTTTGATACATGTTCAAATGCTTTGTAGTTGCTCTCGAAAGTATCAAGGTCTGGTAGCAATGCTCTTAGTCTTCTCCTCCAAGTCTTCCAGAGTTCTAGTTCTCCCTCAAACTCTTCCTCATAATCAGCAAGCATTCTCCAGTCAGAATACAGAAGCATTTCATCAATCTGGATTCTCATCTTTCTCCACTTTGCTTCATAGTAAAACTGATAATCAAAGAGTTTCTTAGATTCTTTGACCCAGTTAGTTCTTCTCTCTTCTTTTGTTAATGTGAACAGAGCAGAGAATAATTCGTAAACTTCTTTTGACTGTGCAGGAGTAGCATCTTCATACCAATACGTCTTCCAGTATTGTGAATTGTTTGCACTATCCGTTTTTAATCTTCTCTTCTGACAAAGATAAGATCCGTCACTATAATAAATGTAATACTCAATCTCATCTTTACCAGGAATATGCCATTGAGGGTTCAACTTTGGAAGGACTTTCTCCGTCCAAACTGTATCATTAATTTTAGCGGCAGTATAGTTATGCAAAACTGCTAGTTGCTCCGCCATATTCACCTCTAAGATAGTATTCTTAAAGGTGGCGTCTTTCCTGTTAATGTACTCTTGTGTCATTTTACCTTGGAGATTGCAGATACCATCCTGTCAGTATATATTTATCCTGAGAATAAACTGTTAATCCCCGATGCACATGAGTCATCGCTGCTGGCCAGATAGTAATAGTTCCTTGTGTTGGTCTGATTCTACGACGTTGATGTAAAAACTCTGTCTCTCCATCATTCTCTGGCATATCATTAAGATAGAGAATCCACACTAACTCTCTGTTACAGTGAGAGTAATCACTAGATTCATAGTGCCATACATGGTATCCACCCTCTGGTTCTGTTTTCTGTAGTTTTAAGTCTGTAGAAAATAACCTACAAGATTGCAACTGAGAGTATCTGTCAATGTAATGCATTACAGTTGCTTGTAAATACTGATTTACAGCTCCTGCTAGTTCTGTACTAGTGATGTTGAGTAGAAGAGATAAGTCATCGCGACCTAACTTTCCTTGTGATCCGAATTGCTGTTCTCCATCCATCATCTTACCGTCAGCGATGGATGAGTTTCCTAATTCATGCTCAAAATGATTGATGACCTTCTCACAAAGATATGCAGGCATAAAGTTATCCCACACACCAATGAAATCCTTAAATTCACTCTTGGTGAGTTTAGGATCTTTCATCAATTCAAGGGGTTTAATTGGTTGCATAATTTATAAATCCGATAATAATATTTAGTATGCCTTAATTAGATACTTTACTCTGAAGAATGGTTGTACAAGAGGAATAGTTACATTGGGTCTTAAAACAACATCAGGAATTAATGCTTTCGCAGATGATAATTCAAATTTACCCCTATTAACACGAGCACCTAGTTCAGTGTGTGTAAATCCTACCTCAACTGTACCATCATTAGATCCACCTAATCCTGTAGTTTTTGCTCCTGGTCCGTTGGTATTACCCCAAGCAAAAGAATTAGCAGGATCTCCATATTCTGTAGTTGACAGATAATGGTTATGAGTCTTCAAACCACCCTCTGGAGAATAAATTCTGGTGCTTGCTGTGGTTGCAAGAACGTCAATAGCACCTACGGCATTGCCAACAGAATTCCGTAATTGTAGACTACTATCTATAGGAGATGCCCAATAGTTAGTATAACTTACAGTAGCATCAAATCGTGGTCCAAATAATCCTGAGGTAGGAGCAGTAGGACCTCCTGGTAGTAGGTTAGATGTATCGTTGGTGTTTAATCTAGTTCCATTTGTAATTGTACCTCTAGATCCCCATGCCATTAAACCTGAAGTTGTATTGAGAACCGTTCCACTCAAAACTTGGTGAATATGTCCTGGTGTTTCAACAATAGTCTCAATAAGAGGACCACATGTAGCACTGATATTACCAGCAACATTGAAACTAATTGCATTAGATTTAACTCCCTCATATCCTGTTGTTTCAATATTTCCTAGTGCATAGAATTGTCCTGAAGTTCCAGTGTTGCCAGTTCCTTCAACCTGCTCTAATGGTAGATTACCACCAGCATCAACGGTATCAATAAACCAGTCACCACCAACAGATCCAACAGTATTTGCAGATCCAGTTCCAACTCCTCCTGGTCCTTTTCTAGTTGGTGCTAGTGGAGATCCGCTTTGATTACCATCAACATTTCCTATTCCAAATAATCTTCTATTTCTAATGTTGGGAAGTTGGAATGAACCACTATATGTGGTGGTTTGTCCACTTACACTCTTAGAAGCAGATCCACCATATCGGTTACCAATAACCTCAAACAAATCTGGGTAATCTTCTGCACTCAAAGATGCTCCATCACATTCTCTAAATCCTGGGTATCTAGAATCCAATTCTCCATCTAATTGTCCCCAGTTGCCCTGAGAATCTCTGAAAATAGGAATAATTGTGCCAATAGCAAGTCCGTCCTGTTTAGTACCTGGGGTAGAATTATACCATGTAGACTTATTTTGTCCAACTGGTGCTGTGGCAAGAGTTCCTACACCCCATGTATCAGATACACCACCAACTGTTACTGCAATATTTGCTGCACCAGATCCATAAGCACCAGTAGTTAATCTCAGTCTCATATTTTGAGTTGCTGGATTAATTGTTCCTGTATATGGAACTGCCTGCCAAGTAGTACCACTATCAAGACTAATTTCTTTCGCAGATCCTGTTCCAGAAGCAGTAACACTAATTGCTGCTGGTGCGGTTATACCAGTCAAAAATACTTGATTGCTATAAACAACAGCGTTTTGGTCCTGATTAGTTCTATCATTAAATGTAAACTGATCTGGAGTTGTATCGTTAGCAGCTCCAGTAGTAATTCTCCATGTGTCGGTTACCTGTCCTGTAGCAGATGTACCAACCAACACGGTGGTGTTAATAGTATCATTTGCAGAAGATGGTGCTGGACCACGTAATTGTAATGTCTGATTAGGAAGAATAGTTGTAGTTGCACCTGGGGTTACCCAAGCACCACCATTAATTTTAACTTGAATGCCATTTGTATTTGGTGACATAGCAATCAATGCTGCAGTATTGAATCCCGTCAATGTCTGCACATTACTCTCAACCATGGTGCCACCAGGAGCATCAACAACATCAATGAAATTAAAAGTATTTGGAGCAGTATCTTCTTGAAGGATTGTTGTTACAGACCAATCAACTGCTGCACCACCACCCACGGTGACTGATGCAACACTTTCTGTATTAACAGTTGCTGCTGTTGTAACCCTTAATTGAAGAGTATCACCATTGTTGATAGTTCCAGTTGTAGAACCAGTTTCTGTTCCGTTAATTACTAAGGTAACAGTGCTTGCTGCTCCATTTGTTATAGCAGAACAACTAACATCTGCTTGTTCAGTAAGACCACTAATAGTAACACTATTGCTGTTAATTGGCGTTCCCAGTGGTTGTTCTGTTACATCAGTAAAATCAAATGCATTAGGAATATTATTTGGTGGATCTTTTGTAATAACATTCCACGCTGCTGAAACAGTTTGTCCTGCTTGTCCAAAAGTCAGAGTTCCTGTTCTAGTCGTAGAGAAATTGGGTGCTGAGGTCATCGTAAGACCTAAATTGTCACCATTAACTACCGTCGTAGAAGTTCCTACATTAGTTCCGTTTTTAACAATTGTAGCATTTACAGAACTAGCAGGAACAGTGATATTAATTCCTGCAACCGCTACAGTGCTAGTAGTTGTATATGATGTGTTTACATCAGCGTTAGTTACTGTTGGGAAATTAGATACTGGGTTTGGATTTCCATCATCATCACTATATGTAATTGAAACATATCCGATAC